GGTTCTGAAAGGACCCAACATATCTATTTGCCATTAATATACTCTTGCGTTCATGAAGGCCCTCGATGATATCCTCATAGGATTTTTCATCTTTTTCGCCATTGACCGGGCCATACGCCTCTTCAGCAACGCAGTCGTCGAGCCCCGGGTCGCGTCTCGGGGCGCCAGCAAGGAGACCGTGGAAAACTGGAAGCTCGGGACGGAAATGGTGCTCTTGATAGCGTGCATCTTTTTTGTAATCCATTTTCGTCGGCCTCTTGCCCAGATAAACAGGTTCTAGGCTACACAAGTAACTATGAATCAGTATCGCGATGAGACTATGCAGATGTGCAGACACAAGGGATGGGACAAGGCGACGGTGAGCACTGTATGGATGCTTTACACAGAGGAGAATGGCGAGTTGGCCAGCGCGATACGGCAAATGCTGAGGACCTATCGCAAGACCGGACTCAAGAAGGACAAGGGGACCGACGTGACTCAGGAGATGGGCGACGTCTTCAGTTATCTATTTCAACTTGCGGGTATGCTCAATATCGACCTGGACCAGATGTGGAATCTTCACCGCGAAAAGGTCCAGGGGAAGTTCTACAAAGAAAATATGGGCGTCTATTAATGGCTACAGCCCTTATGATGAATGACGACCTGAGCATGAACCGGTTCAACCCATATACGTGGACGGGGACATTTGGTGTGTCCAGCGATGGCTCTCACGCCTGGCAGCCAGACGGCACGTTCACGCGCCCCTACGACACGACGCCGAGCGACCGCCTAGACACCAACAAGGCACTCAAGCATTTTGATGTCATGGCTCTGAATGACGCCAGTAACATGTGGTTCAATACCATGCCCGCCAAGCCATCCGCGCCATTCCCCGCATTTCCAGCGCGCAAGTACGAGAGGAATGATGGCGCGCTTTCCTGGGTCCGGCCCGACCTCAACTTCAACTATGTATACGATACAGGCTTTATCGGGTCTCGAAAGTTGCCCGATTATGTGATGGGCCCGCGCGGCCAGGCGAGCCCTATTTTTTTTGTGGCGATCCTTGCGGCGGCCGCATTTATGCTGACCCGCATGAAGCGTTAGATTGCCACAACTTTGGGCGCAACAACTTTTACTAATTTTTTCGCAAGTTCCTTCTTTTCAGCAGCGGAACGTGTTTCCAGATTGGGGCAAAAGTGGACCTCAAGCTGAATGCACCTCGCACAGAAATTTCCCTGACACTCCTTGCAGGTCAGAAACTTGGGCTTGTGCGGGCACTTCCAGCCAGGGCTCGGGGCAGTCTTGCGGTCCATCCTCTACTACTTCGCAAGGTGTTTGTTGCTCGTCCGGCACAACCTCACACAACCCATTTTTCCGGGCTTGTTCGACACGATCCCAGAAAACCTGCATCGTCTTGATGTGCTGTTCGAACCATGCTCGGTCGCGCGTGACCCGGGTAATCATGAAAATTTCAGGGACGTCTTCTTCGACCGGTCTGGGCGCGTTCCCGCTTTCTTCACAGGGGCCCTTGGTCTTCACGGTCCTGGTCGTCGCTGGTCTGTACTGAACAAAATCGCAGTCTTCAAAATCTAAAATCTCCAAAAGGAGTTGAATTTGAGGCAGGTAGTGAACTGGGACCTTGTCTTCAATCTTGCGCGTCAAGGGGCACTTTATTTCGACCAAGAGGCCATCCTCAGTGATTCCGTCGGCCGAACCGCCCAGAAAGGGATACTTGGGATGCTGGACGAGGCCAATTTCGTGCGTCTTGCGCCCGGTCCGGGCATCGTACAAGTCACGGGCAACGGGCTCAAGGAGCGTGCCGTGGGCGGTGGCGGCGTTTCCAGCCCAGGCCTTTTTGAGAACCTTTTTGGCCAGGAGGTCGTCTGGCTTCTCGTAACGATTGTGCCCTAGGGCGCTCGCCACGTCACTTGCCGTGAGCATATTCTCGCGAAGGGCCAACCATTCATCACTTCTCTGCTCAAAATACGTGCGATTCAGGAGCTCAGCGATTTTTGGAAGCATCGTTCCCTCTGACCTTAAACCGGGAGTCCGTCTTAAGTAAGAGTTCGGCCGCGTTTTGTTCAGCTTGCTTTTTGGTACTGGCGTACCCACAACCCATTTTTTCGCCATCTACTACAAGTGTCACAGCAAAAATTCCGTTCTGACTTCCCTCAACCTTGTACTCGGGCAGGTCAATCTTTTCAGCCTGACACCACCTCATGAGCTGATCCTTGTAATTGTCGTCCAGGTTCACATCAGTCTCAACTTTTTCAAAAGAATTTAAAATAAATTGTTTTGCATAGACCATGCCGAGATCCAGATAGATGGCCCCGACGAAAGCCTCGAAAACATCCTCGAGTATCTTGGGGTTTGTGTTCCATCCATTACGAATGCCCTTTTCATCCATGAGAATCCATTTTTCAAATCCGAGCTCTTTGGCAATCTCGGCCAGGGTCGTGCCTCGGACCATCTTGGTTCGGGCCTTGGTCAGAAACCCCTCCTGCTCCTTTTCATGACGATCAAAGAGCCACTTTGTGACGACAAATCCTAGGACTGAATCACCCATAAACTCTAGCGTTTCGTAGGAGGACCTGAGGTCCTCATATCGCTTGAGCGCCGATTTATGGGTAAATGCGCGAAGATAATAATCAGTATTTTTAACCTTAGTTCCCACAAGTGCGTCAAGGACACTTCTGGGAGGACCGGTTGCGACCCCCATGTTTTCTTATTACACAATCTATATTTTTAAGTCATCTTCAAGCGGCCGTAACCTTCTTCACCTTTGGGCGGGCCGGCTTGCCCGCGACCGGCTCCTTGGGCTCCTTGGGTGGAGGGGCCGGCTTGTCCTGCTTCACGTAGTGCTGGTTCAGAAACTTCTGGATGTTCAGGAAGGTGATCTGCGTGCCATCTGGGGGGTTCAGAAGGGTCTGTAGGGGCGCGTCCAGGGTGATGTTCTGACCCTTCTTCAGCTCCTTCTCGGTCACGTACGTGTTCACCGCCTTGGTCACCTGAGAGCGAGAGATCATCTCATCGGGGCCAAGATTCAGGAAGGAACGCAGGGCATCACTCACAACCTGAGGCTTGTTGAAGCCGTTGTTCTTGGCGCGGGCCTCCTTCTTCTCGCCCGTCGGGTCCTCAATATCTCCCAGGACCTTGCGAACCATCTTCCGCAGGGCCTTCAGGTCCTTCTGCACGGCAGCAACATCGAGAGCAAGAGAGTCAAGAGTGGCCATTTCTACTATACACAAGGGGGCCGTCTTTATATCAGGAAAAGAGCCATGAGAATCATGACTCCTAGAAGAAAAAGTAACCAGAAGAATCGTCTGTGATGAGGGGGGCCGTAGTCGGGCCGAAGAATTTCAAAATCTGATTCAAGCCTGAATTTGGTTGCCCTTTCGCTCGTCATCAGGTTCAGACCAAACCCGGGGGGGAGGCCGACGCCAGTCGTGGCTTGATATTGACTCAGGGTCGAAGGGGCCGTGCCGGAGCAGGCTGGCTGACAGCACCCAGGATCGCAGGGTCGGACGATTCCGTCAGCCTTCCCCACCCAGCCACAAAATGTCCCAGTAGGCCCAGGAAGACATTGGCAGTCTATGCTGCACATTACTCTTAAAGAATATTTTAGTTACTAAAACATAATGGAGTTTGCGTCGCCTCAGAAGCTGCCCGATGGTCGCTACTTCCTGAAGATTACCGGTCAGATGCTCCAGTTGAACAATGTGAAGATCCAGGAGGGCCTCTCGGCCCCTTCAGTCACCATCGAGGTTTCCGATGATCGGTTCGGTGCCATCGACGAGGCGATTCTCGCCAAGGCGAAGGAGGCGAAGGTTTCGTGGTTTGGCCGGGAGCTGAGCGACGAGACCATCCAGGCCGCCTTCCAGGCCAGCATCACCGACGGGACTCTGAGCGCCAGCCTGGCAAAGCTCAAGGGTGAGGTGGTCACCAAGGCGTTCAACAGCCAGAAGGAGCCCATCGAGCTTTCAGCGGTCGAGCCTGGGTCCCAATGCGATCTCTTCGTAGAACTCTCGGGACTTTGGTTTCTGAAAAAGTCATTCGGGCCCGTGTGGCGCGTGGTCCAGGCGCGCGTCCGCGGTGGGGCCCGACCGCCCACATTTCCTACCCAGTACATGTTCGAGGACGATCTGGTCGAGGAGGAGGATCCGGCCGATTATGTCGACTAGCTCCAGAAAAAAGTATGCATCTAATAACAAATGCCTCCCCGCAAGACTGTAGTGGCGATTGTCCTGCTTGTGGTCCTCCTGGCCGCCCTCTTCTGGCCCAAGTCTAGCTATTTCGGCTCGCTACCAGGCGCGGACCTCGATCGTCCGGGCGCGAGCTACAATGCCGCCCCCGCGGCTGCCAACGGCACGAGCTATGACGTGAGCGCAGCAGGCCTGATCCCTCGTGAGATTACGACCATGGAGGACTTTGGCAAGTTTTCGCCAGATGCGATCCTCAAGGGCCAGAACTATCTAGACCCTCGCAGCCAGATTGGCTACCCAGAGACGATCGGGGGCGTTCTGCGCAACGCAAACCGCGACTTTCGCTCAGAGCCAATCAACCCCCGGACGCCCGTATCCATCTTCAACCTGAGCACCATTCCTCCAGATACCATGCGCCCACACTTTGAGATATCTCCCGAGTACCAGTGAGTGCGTAGGAGTCGGATTCTTACTTTCTTATCAAATAACAAATGGATTTCTCTGAAGTCATGAAGGAATGGATCAGCCTGAAGCTCACTCTGGCCGCCGCTCGCCAGGATCTCTCCGCTCTGAATAAACGTGAAAAAGAATTGAAAGAATTTGTGACTCGACACATGGACACGAATGACATCGATACCGTCAAGGTCAAGGACACGGTCAAGGTGAACCTCAAGAAGAAGACGGTCAAGGGGGCGATCACGAAGCAGGTTATCCGCACGGGCCTGATGAACTATTTTAGCAGTGACGGTGCGCGCGTAGACCAGGCCATCGAGGCCATCGAGGCGGCCCAGCCCACAAAAGACACCACGTCTGTCAGCGTGACTGGTCTGAAGACTGAGAAAAAATAAATAATACTAGTAATAATGAAGATTACGAAGATTACTCCTTGGGTAATCTTCGCGCTTGTTCTCCTACTAGCCTGGATGACTCTCGGAGGGTCATCAGGCTATTATGAAGGCCCTCAACTCCTTACCGCCCAGCCTCCCGCGCCCGTGCCCGTGCCCGTGCCCGTGCCCGTCCCCGTGCCCGCGGCCCCTGGAGCATCTTCCAAGTATACCATGAAGTCCGCAATGGACTATATGGGTTCTATCACGGGAATATACCCCACAAATAACCCCGATTCGTGCGCTGCACTCTGTGACACAAAATTTGATTGCGCTGGGTACGTTATTGACACAAAAGGAGCGTGTATGCTCAAAAGCAGCTTCCGTAGCCCAGGGGCCATGTCGGCGAATCGAAATTCATACGCCAAGCCAGGTATTGACTTGCCTTAAAAACCTAACGCACTCTACTAGTAACTACGAATGGGTCTAGGCGACGAGTATTCGCGCGACGCCCTGTTCAGGCGGCCAGACCAGGACGCCCACTCGGACTCAGATCTCGAAGATCAGGAAGAGCCCCTGCATCCCGAAGATTTCGAGGCAATGTATAGTGATGAGATTTATACAGATGTCGTTCTTATTCAGGAGTTTGTCTGGGACGGACATCACCGCGTCAAGAACCGCTACGGGGTCGCGGAATACACTCAGATTCTCCACGGCGGGCCCAACAAGTTCTGGTCCGACTGCATTATTCGCATGGACATTATGCGCTTGTGGCGCCGTCTTCACTTCCGGGAACGCTTCGACCCTCAGAGCTTCCAGAATTGGCTGGAATATTATATTGAATTACATTAAATGCTGCCGGACCTTGCCGCCCCCAAGGTGGCCGTGCCTGCGACCCTCTTCATGCTGTCTCAGCTCCGGCCCGAGGCCCGTGGGTTGGCGGCCCTGCTCGTCCCCCTGATGTCGTGGATAATTATACGTTTTGTACTTAAACTCAACGTGACCGCGGCGGATGTCATAGTCCCCGGAATCCTCACGCTCATGCTCGAGATGGTCCCCGTTCCTCTCGAGACCCCGACCGCCATCGTCGTCAAGGGCCTCGCATTCCTCCTCGTGTTTTCTTATTTAAGAATTTTGTTTCCCATGTACTATTAGGAGTTGAATGGAATTTTCAACTCGGGTCAGACCCAAAAACCTCATCATAGGTCCAGGAGCAATGGCATTTTATATATTTTTAGGAAAGTTGTCCCAGATTGACACTTCCGACGTCCGGGCCGTGAGCGGATCAAGCTCGGGCGCCATCCTCGCGCTTCTCTGGGTCGTCCTCAAGGGCGACATTCCAGAAATGCTCGACTTTTCACTCAAAGTCCCTATAAAAAGTCTCATGAAACCAAACATCAAAAACTTTCTTGTACATTTTGGAATGATTCCACTCGAACGCGTTCAAAAAATTCTTTCAACAATATTTTTAAAAACTTTTGAGAAAAGTGACATGACGTTTGCCCAGCTGCACAAGGTCCGGCCGGTCGACCTGTACATTGCCGCGTTTTGCGTTGACCGGTGTGAGACTGTGTACTTTTCGCACCGGTCACACCCGGATCAGTCCATCGTGCAGGTCCTGAGCGCGTCCATCGCCGTCCCTCTTCTTTTTTCGACAGTGACCATAGATCCCTGGCGATACGTGGATGGGGCCATGCAGGAAGAGGTGCCAGCAATGCCCTTTATCGGCGAGCCCGGCTCTGAAACGCTCGCGCTTCAGACGTGCCCCGGACCGCCCAGACCCACAAAAAACATTTCAAGTTTTATTTCAAATCTGTGTAGTTCGGCCCTCAGACTGCGTCACAAATGCCCTGTCCAGTCGTACCAACTGAGTACGGCCGAAATTGACGTATTTGATTTTGGAACTGACCGGCTCCGGCTCTTCTGTCTTGGACAAAAATCTCATCCCCTAGTAAATGCAGCACACTATTCGGTCTGGCCACGTCCGGAAGAACGGCTCGAAGCGCGTGTTTGTCAAGGCGAGCAAGGGCCGGAAGGCCTACTCATACATACGCAAGGCGAGCAAGACGCGCGTCAAGGCGGTCCCGGCCTATGATGTGGGAACGGCGGGCCAGCCCCTGCGTCGTATCGGGCCTCTGAAGAAGGGTATGCTGACGCGCTACGGCTACCACCCAGTCGAGGCGAGCAAGGACCGCCACAAGGCGCTCAGCAAGGCGGTCATCAAGGGCAAGGAGGAGCCCCGGGCCGTCATGCGTCGGCTCGTGGCCATCAGCACGCTGACCAAGGGCCACCTGCCCCGGGCCAGCCGCATCTACAAGCAGGACTCACGGTGGGTCCGCGCAAAGTTTGCGAGCCGCTTTAAAACTAATATTGCTAAAAAGTAAATGGCTCTGATAAATCCTGGGGGTGGTCGGGCGGTCCAGATGGCGGCGGCCATAGGCGGGGCCGTCACCAAGACGCTCTTGGGCGCTCGGGCAGCTGCTCCTCACGTGAATGTGCACATGCCCCCTGGAGGCATGAATGCAGCGACGGCCGCCGGAATCTTGGCCCTGGCCGAGTCCGTGAGCGCCGAGGTGGCCGCCCTGATCGCACAGGTCACACCCTACGCCAAATTTGGATTTTATACTATGATGGTCCTCCTGTGCCTGACGATTGTTGAAAAGGGCGCGCGCGTCTTCGGACCGCCAGTTGTCGCCGCGGCCAAGGCGCTCCTGGTCGTGGCCAAGGTTGGAGTCAAGATGTCCGGGGCGACCGCCAAGGTGTTCATCCGGGTCTCGGCTCGCGTCATTTCTGCCCTGTTACACACGGGTAAAGCGGCGGCCCAACGCACATTCAGCATGATTGTGCGTATTCAAAACGCTATAGGTCACGGCGTAAAGACTGTCCAGGCGGGCGCGGTCGCCCTGGCCTCAGTGGCCCGCCGGGCATCCACCGCGGTCGTGGGCGCCCTGGGAAAGAGCGCGGCCCGCCTGCGTGCCGTGGGCGGGCGACTCAAGAGGGCTCACGCATCGTTCAAGAAGCGCCGCGTGGTCAAAGCTGAGGAGACCCGGGTAAAGAGTCTCATCAGCAAGGTTCGCAAATCGAATGCCCCGCTGACGCTCAAGGAGAAGAGCGAGTACCTGAAGATGGCTCACAAAGCAAACAGCGTGGCAGCACGGGCGGCCAAGTCGGCCGCGAGCGCCCGGCGGGCTCATTCGGCGGCCGAGGCTATGGTCGGCCTCAAGAAATCACACCAAGGAGCGAAGAATCTGATGGCTCTCGGGAAGCGAAAGAGAAGTCACTGAAGTCAAGTCGGGCCCGCAGGGCCGGTCACGAAGAGGGCCCTGCGGCCCCACCTCGGTCTAAATCGACTTGAAAAACTGCCAACGTAATTCTTTACAAATTTCTTTCCATATTTCATCCTGCCGATACAATTTCTCTTTTGATTTTAAAAGAGGAAAACAGGGCAAGTAATCATCTTCACCGAGCAACTCACAAAACTTGTACAGGACGTAAGAATAAGACAAAAAATTCTTTCTGTCCTTGGGCCGATGTTTCTCAAAGGGTTTTTGAATCTGATAAAACATGAGTCGGAGGCGAGCCTCGAGCGTCTGATCCATTGTTGGAGGTTGTATCCCGTTGAGAATAGTCGTTATGTAGGGCACGTGCTCATAAAACCGAGAGCGCCCGAGCTTCTTGAGAAGCGCCTTGACCTTTTCGTGCGTAATCTCAGAAAGATCTTTTATTCTTTGTTTCTTAAATTCAGACCGGAGCTCCTCGATCACCTCGGGCGGGACGCTCGTGGATTCCTTGGCCTGAAACTGGCTGACCCACTCATTAAAGTGGTTCTCGCGTTTGTATGAATAGACTATATTCTTCTCCATCTCTTGCTCCTCCTTGAACCCGACTTCGTCGCCGAGTATAGTCTCCGCGGTCCCACACTCCCTGCAGACCTCGTCGCTCTGCGACTCGTCCACAAATTTAGAAAATTTTGCGCCGCACGTTCTACAGGCCAAGTCTGAAATGTCGCACCTGGCCCGAGGAGCCGGCTCTGGCTGACCTTCGACCTGCACGAGATATGCGTTAAAAATATCTTGCCTCTGGACCCCCTTGCGTGAAGACACCTGGACCCCGCCGACCCTCTTTGTATGCGTCGATCCATCCGTCTCCCCGTGATGATATTCGCGTATAAAGGGGGCGCTCAGCGCCATGTACTCATACATCTCTGATTCTATGTGGCGCTTTTCTGAATCTGACGCGGCTTCTATTCGGGCCTGGAACTCTCGTACCTTTTCGTTAAATCGCATTTCCATTAGGAGTCTGGGTCACAAATTGTTTAAGACTCATCAACTCGTGGAGCCAAGTAAAACTTTACATCACCAAGGTTTGCAATTCCGTATCTAAATACGATTGGCATATTTTCATCAGAAGAGTCTTGCAAGAGCTGGACGCTCGAGCACAGCCCGGTCGCCTTGGTAAACATGTTAATGTACCGAAGGTTATACGTCGCCCCGATCCTCTTGTGTATGGAATCTGGAAACTCGAGGACCGTCTTCTGGTTCGCAAAGTCTCCCTCGCATGAAAGTGCGAGCCGAGGGCCATCTCGGAAGATGTCCATGTCGGTCGCCAGGTTACCCATGTCTCGGGCGATCCTCTGAAAGTCTATGCTGGGCATCGTCGTGATGACATCCATAGATATATCGGGAACGTCGAGAATGTCCTCGTTTATGTCCAGGAGCTTCAGACTAAAGGTTGTCCGCGACTTTTTGGCCGTGTTCTCAATTATACATTCTAGAATTTCTGTTCCGTCGATGTTCATGGTCAGGGTATCTGCAGGACCGACCGACTTGAGGAGCTTGAACGTGTTCGCCATGTTCAGCCCGGCCGTAAATTCAGTCGGACACGAATACTCTTCAAAGTTTTCGGCCGCGAGATTCATGTGGACCAGGGTCACTCGCGCAGTATCCAAGGTCAGAATCTTCACACCCTCCGGCCCGAAATAAACATTTACATCATTTATAATATCTTTTAGGACCTCGAATATTCCTTTAATCGCATTCGCCTGAATTGTGCGTAGATGCATCCTGATGGGCCAAGTGCGTTTTCTTTTAAGCCGCTGAACCCCTTGCATAAGCATCCTTCACGTCCCTTGATATGCGATCTTTGAGGTCTGGAGTGAGCATGGGCTGCATGCTCATCCCGTATGAATCTAGGGAGAACATGTCGCGGCCGCCATCCCCGTCGTCGAGTGACGCCGTCGTGATCCCACCCGAACTCCAGTTTTCAATCTCGACCGGTATCATAGACTCGAGCCAGTTCCTGACTTCTCCGCCTACGAGCACGTTCCCCTCGGTCGTCACGAGAGACGGGACGCGCTTCACGTTCGGATTCGCCGGCCGGCCCTGCGTGTTGACGTTGTGATACCTGATCATCGGTCCGAGGGTCGGATTAGATTTTATAAAATTTAAAATTTCAAAAGAATATTGACATTTGTCACTAAACACCAAGAGCGCCATTAATCTTTTGTATTTTTTTTAAAAATAAGTATTAACACATGAAGACTGATGTGGTCATTCTGGGCGCCGTCGCCCTCGTGACCGCCTACTTCTTCTGGAACACATCCTCCCTGACGGCCAAGTACGCGGACCCTTCGCCGAACGCTCCAGCAGTTCCTCGGAGCATAATTCAGGCCATCGTTGAGAAAATTCAGGCGGGGGCCCCCTGGCTCCAACCCGTGAATACCGTCTTTATAAACCCCATGACAACTCCACAGGGATCTACAGAATACAACGCTCGCCTCATGTTTCTGGACACCCGAGGGTTCTTTGGCGAGCAGTACGACATCACCGCGGCCGTCGCCCAAGACGGGTCCGTGAATATTTTGAAAAAGACTTCGACGAGTTCACCATCAGCCTTCGGGCCGTTCGAACCCTTTTCGTCTGACAAATACCAGGACTACTCGGACGTGAATGTTTCCCTGCGCGCACAACTCCAGCAGGCCCTGCAGCAGACCCGCGAGCTCCCTGGGACGACCAATGTCCTTGCGTAGACCGGCTCTCCAAAAAGTACCCTACTCTAGTAATGATATCGGCCGCCGAGATTGCCGAGCGTGAGCGCGCCCGAAGGTCCGTGCGCAAAGAAACTTATAAAAATATTCTTGAACAATTTTCAAGAAAAATACAAGCCTGTGTGGAGCGGCGCGAGCGGTCAGCGACCCTGCAGGTGCCGCCCCTGGTCCTCGGATTCCCCATGTACCCGTACGAGGAGGCCCTCTGGTACCTGCGCCGTCAGCTCGAACGCTCAGGCTATCAGGTCCAGCAAGGACTCGAGCAGGGTCAGTATATCGTGAGGTGGGACCGTCCCTCCGTGCCGAGACCTGCCCGCAAAGCTGAGACACGGTCCGAGCCCGGGGACGACCTCTTCTCGGGGCTGGCCAACATGCAAAAGGCGGCGGAGAAACTTCGTGGTAAGTACTAAGGATGGTACCAAGCCATGTGGGAGACATCCTAGCAATTCCTTTTTTTGCCCTCAGTCTGAAATATTTTTAAAAAATAATTTAGAAAAAGTTTTATTACTCTTCAGCCTGGTGGGTCTGTTCGCGGACACCGCGTTTACACTGAAACATTTTCATGTAGTTCATTAGTAATGGAAGTTCTCAATGATGCAGAGAGGCGCTACTCGAGGAAACTCGTGGATGCTATGCTCCCGGAAATCATCGAGACATTTGTGACAATGTGGGAGGATACGAAGAAGGAGACCAAGGATCGCAAGTTTTTGGAGAATTACCGCCAGGCCCTGCGTAAGATTAAAACAGACTGGTCAAACGTCAAGGTCAAAGAGCACGTGGCCAACATTCTCAAGGCGTGCCCCCTGTTCCCACGTCTCATAGCGGCCGTCTTTGTGATTCACGTGAAGATTCTCAGCGCCATCAGGATCGATAAATCTTCAAAAAAAATTAATCTCAAGTTGCCGAGCAACGACGTCTTCGTCCACACATCCTTTATAGAGTGCGCCCGGGATCTGTATGAAGATCCTTATGTCATCACGGACGAGAAGAGCCCGACGGAACGCCGCGACGAGCTCACGAGCCGCTTCACCAAGTGCATACGCGAGACGATCGAGAATCTCGTTCCTCTCGAGGCCATAATGGACAATTATTTTCCAAAAGATATTGATGATTTCAATATGGGCCAGGATGAAGAGGCTCCCGAAGAACCTGGAGAGGATCTGATTCAGGAGACCCACCAAGAGCCAGACGTTGCGGAGGCTATGGACGCTGCAGAGGCCGAGGGCGGCGCGACTCCTATCGATGCGGCCGAGCTTCCGAACCCTGACGAGACACCCGGCGGCTCCAAGACCATAAACGTCACTCCGGTCAACCAGACGCCCCACAAGGAGGAGCTCTTTCCGAATGCGCCGGAGACTATGAAAAATCCTGCTGAACAATAGTAATGGATCAGTATCTTCGACAGCCTCTGAGCGCGGCCATGATTGCCGGCGGATTGACGGCCGTCTATCTCATGGCCAAGAACAAGATGAACGGAAAGGCGGCCGTGTCCAACTCTGAATACGCAAAGCCAGCCTTTCTGGTGGCCCTACTCGTCTATTTCATCGTGGCCCAAGGTTCTGGACACAGAGAGTCTGTGAGTCTTGAGCCTTTTTAATAGGGCGATGCGCGCAGGGCGGATGTGTTTCTTATACCTGGCACGTATGAAGCGTTTGTTGTGTTTTGCTTCTTTACGTTGGTAAAGAACTTTCGGGCCGAATTATTTATCTGTACTTGCGAACCACCTCTTTCCATTTTCAAAAGGTTTTGGTAGTTCATGACTGAACTATTATTATTTATATTTGCATTATTATTTATAATAACATCTTGGCGACATGTGCCTACAATATAAACCCCTGGAGGGCCTTCGCGTAGAATAGTTGAGAGCTTTTGTAGTTGGCGTCGCATTCTGTACCGCTCCCCATTATTTTTTGCGTTTGGTGATCGTGACAGAAGAGTTGGCAAGTTCCAAAGAATTTTATTTTTATTAAATGTAAAAGTAAAGGGATTTTGGGAACTGTAACCAGGCTGCAGGGGAAGTCTCCATATGTGACCAAAAGATGGCCCGATTTGAGAATGCTCAATCGATGCCAATTTTAATAAATTTTCATTATTAATATTTGTATTTTTCCAGTTGTTTGATGTTATAAAAGTATTTTTACTTCTCGTCAAGTGCATGGTGTGCTCGTATATTTGCTCTCCAGGCAGATAGAGACGGCCCTTGTGGTTCCCATATTTGAGGTGTTTTAGAATAGACGATGTTCCTGAAATAAATGATTTTATTCTTCCGTTATTTCTCAAGAGGGTTCTTTCAAGGTTTCGCGCCTTGGCGTTATTAACCAACTCGCCAGACTGGCCTACAAATAAAACCGCCTTGTCTTTTGGAATTGTAAATTTTTTACTATTTAACGTGCAAAACCCATGAGCGTTAATATAAAATCCTTTAAAACGGGAATAGAGTTCGAGTCCGGCCCGGGCCCGAGCCGAATTGATAACGGCCGAAATATTATTTTTTGATCTAATGACGGGCCTATTTATATTCACGAGTGTTTTAAACCATGGTTTGAAATTTTGTCCTACAACTGTTGGTGCATTCTTAATCCAGTTGTTTGCATTCTTATTGGATACTGCGATGCCGCTCGGCATGTTTCTGACCCAGTTGTTGTTGGAGATTCCTCCTGACGCGTTACCGCTGATATTGGGTACAGAGCGCACTGTAATTCCCCTTGTTTTATTAAAGTTCATACTATTAGCACTTAAAAATAAAAATACTTTATCTGTAAATGAGTTCTCTGGATGCCTTTAACGAGCTGTATGCCGACTTTATCTCAGATCTTGAGAGCGCCTTTCCGGATAA